TCTTTACCCATATCCTCTTTACGCACAACTTTATCACCAACTTTAAACTTATGCATAATCAACCCTCCACAATATTATCGTATCCGCCCCAGTCTTCTACGACTCGGGTGCCCAGTTCAATCAGCTCTTCTTTGAAGCCGTAATCGGAGAACACCATTATGTACTCCGCCGCCTTCTCCGGGTTCTCCTGCACCCAGCTAACAAGTTGTTGTTTAGAAAGCTGGGACACTACACGGAACGCAGCCAGCAATTGCGGGTCCTCGTCCGGCGGCATATCCCACGGCTGCCGTAAACTGTGCGTAGACGCAGAGAGCCACTGGTCTGGCTCTACTACATTCGGGTCCCGCTCAATCGGAAGGTGCGAGAACGTACCATCTTGCAGTACCCGCTCAAGCACTTGCCCCAGGATGTTCAGGTCCAGCACCTCATCCGGGGTGTGCTCGTGCATGTACCCTACACCGACGTTGGTGCACTCAGGAATGATGCCAACGAACTCAGCCGAGTCAGTATATACCCCCTTCTGTAAGTGCTGCTCCGTGCGCCCCAGGCGCTCTGCTAGTGTCTTCACAAAGGTGTCGGAGCAGCATCGCATGTACCGTTGATGTGTAATGATCCCGTCGCCGCGCCGGTCAAAGCTAATCATCGCCTTGACCCCAGTCCAAAACCCAGTGTCATCCTTGACCGATGCAGCGCTGCCCTCGCAGCCTACCTCCTCATCCACGAAGAAGCAGTAGCGTCCGTGCACACCCCGCCGCAGCATCTCCAGCATCAGGTAGATACCAGCACCGCAGTCCGCCCCCAAGCAGTCAGCTTGTTGCGGATTCTTTACGAACAGCACGCCCTTGTTAGTGCAGCCGACGTCCGGCGCAGCGCTGGTTGGGCGCGCCACTGTGTCGAGATGAGACGTAAACGCTACGTCACTTTGCTCTGAGTCCCCCACAAGCACGAAGTAGTTCCCGTGCTTGTCCTTTACGTAGTGCATACCACTACCCAGCGCTTGCATAAGCAGAGGCTCAAACCACTTAGTGCTTGCCCAGCTAGGCCGGTGCGTTCGCAGTATCTGCAAGAGCAGCTGCATATCAATCCCATGCGGATTCAAGAACATTAAGCTGCCTCCTCTACTTCTTCTTCATCATCGTTGCCCAGGTACTTCTCGCTTAGTTGAGCAGCTGCATACTCAGTGAGGATTAACCCGTGCACTGGGTGTTCTTCTACGTGCTCAACAAGCACCTCAAATCCCTGCGCATACACCAGTTCTGCTTGGTCGTGCACTACACCTTCTACCGCACAGTGCGCAATGTCCGCGTCATATACATAGGCGTCGTACCATTCCTGCTCGGTCTTGCACAGGTACGTTGTAGGGTCTACGTTCATAGCCTTGAGGTCTTCGATAGCATCGCGGAAGTCTACCCCGTTTCCGTAGTAATTAGCAAGCCACTTACCTACGCGCATCTCTACACAACGGTACTCAGTAACTGCGGCGAAGTCCTTGTGCATCCGCGGCTGCCCCAGCATCACGATGGGCTCACCGTTGCGGAAACCAAAGCCCATAGGCACGGCGAATCTAGACACTACGAAGCCGTGCAACTTCATGAGCAGCGCTGCGGCGTTCATGTCACGGATGTGCCTGCCGTAATCGTAGCCCGTGTATAAGCGGCGCTGCTCCCCTTCTGGTGCAAGCATAATGCGCTAGAATAACTGCACGGCCTGCTTGTGCACCTTGTAGCCGGTGAACTCTTCTACACTAGCAACTACGCGCTCAACCACTACATCATCGCCATCATAGAAGTCGCGGCGGCTCTCCCAGAACTTGCTGTCGATGGTGATTCGCGCCGGGGAAAATAGTTCGTAGAAAGTTCCAGACCGGTACAGGTCTACCTTTTGCAACGGGCCGCGAGTCATCATTACTTCGCGATACTCAGGGTGCAGTATCCCGCCTATAGTCACCTCTAAGCCCGGGGTGTAAGCGCTGACAGTGCGGAGACCCATAAGCGCCTGCAGCGTACCCTCAGTGTGGGGATGGTCAGCACCTTGCATTTGCAAGTCCTGGAACGGGGTCCAGTAGTCACCGCTGGAATACATCGAACATTTCATTGGCAGTGCGTTTGCACCTTCCGGCAACACTACTTTCCATTCGATAGGTGCTGTGTTAGTCTCTTGCATTTTCATTTGCTCCTGAGTTAATTGTATTTCGTCGTGTATTAATATCTCAGCGTGCATACCACGCAGAGAGTTGTCGCTGCTTATAATATGAGCGCACAGCCGCCCTAAATCTTGTATATGCTCTTCGATAGCCGAACCGTAGTAGTGCTGCAACCACATCGAACTGAATGTGCTCTTGCAACTGCCGCGCGGCAGATTCTGTATACTCCCGGTACGTGGTGAGCACCACCGTAGAGTCCTGCTTACGAACTCGGAGGATTCTACGCTCGACCGGCACGATTTGCTTGAGTTCATTAGGAACCTCTTTGAATGTTTCCCAAGGGCACCCGCACTTGCCCTGCGTTTCCAGCAAGCGCCAGATAAACGCTGCGGTTTCGTCTACAGTGAGCATAGGCTTCTCTTAGGCACGCAGTTTCGTGCCACCAATACAAAAGCCGGAGAGGTGATAACGTCCCCTGCTCGGTAACTGCTCCGCATTAATCCCACAGCAGTTAAAAGTATGCGGCGCTCATTAATTGCCCCCTCTATAGGGAGTAAATAATATAGCCCGCTATAGGTCTCTTGGTACACGTCATACTTAGTCATACCACACCCCGCACATTAAACCGGAAACAGTAGCCGCGCAGGGTCATACCCAGGCGCTTTGCTTGTTTCTCATAGTGCTGGCGCAGTGCTGCCTTTGCGCTGTACTCCCGCGCCAGCCCGTCGATTGTTGGTTGCTGCCTACGCATCAGCAGCGTCTCAGGATTCTTTCCGTAAGCCTTCATGCCGTACCCTCACTGACACGGCGCACGCACATTAGCTTAGTGTACGGCCCGAAACTATCATAGCGGCGCTCTGCATACACAGCCAGTACGTCATCGGAAACCTTGACCTCTTCGCCCAAGTATCTTGAAGGCAAGTACTTGTACTTTCCAGTGCAATACGGGTACTTGATAGCGCCGGGATTTGCATCCGCAATACGCAATGCTTCCGCTTTACGCAATGCTTCCGCTTTACGCAATGCTTCCGCTTTACGCATGAATTTTAATACTTTCATAGATCCTGCCCTCAAATGTCGTTGTTGCTCTTACCGTCCACCGTAAGCGTAACGGCGGCGTCCGGGTACTGCTCCAGCACCGCGGCAAGAATACGCGCGCCCAGCTCTTTGCAGCCGCCCTCCGGGTTCTCAAAGAGGTCATACTCAGGGCGCGGCTGCGGCTCCTGCGTTGCCGGTTGCTGTAACTGCACTGTGCAGTAGGGCACCTGGTTGTTTACGTCGTTGCCCAGCACCAGCATAGCGCTGGTCACAATGATGTTGAATACGTTAACCATAGAGTTGTCTCCAATCGGTGATGATGCCAAGATTCACGGCGTCCAGCACAGCACGTACATCCACGCCCTGATTAATGAGCATACTCACCAAATCAGCGTCGCTTACGCCAGTCTCTTTGGCCTTCTTAATGGCGTTTTTAACGCGCCCCAGCGCTTGCAAGCGCACTGCATCGGCATCCAGCGCGTCATTCTTCACCTGCTCCGCTTCGGCGGCGTACAGGGCCATACAGGAGCTATAAAAGCTGGCTACGATTACTTCTCGGCCTTGCTTGTCAGCTTGTTTGTAGTCCAGCCGCATAGTGTCCAGTTCGATGCCCAGCTTTTCAGCCGACGCATAGCACTTCTTCGCGTTGAACTCGTACTTACCGGACTCCTTGTTGAACTTGATAGGCAACAGCGTACGCAGCACCATATCGAAGTCAGCGGCATCGCTGCGCTGCATATCCGTGGCCCATGAGACGTTGCTGCTAATCAGGCCGTGAAACAGCGCACTGATAGTGATGTTACGCTTTGCTTCCACTACGTCGCCAAGCGCTTTGCGAATGCTGCCCGCAGCGGTGAGCTTGAATACTTTACCAGTTGAATGGGTCATAATGCACCTCGTTGGTTAGTTGTTTAGGTAATTACTTCACATAGCACCCCGTAGGATGCTATAGGCTGTAATTAGTGCCCAAATTGTGAGTTAACAGTAGGCCACCCACTAGGCTGTTTACTGCCGCCCTTTTGTTTTTGCTTTCCCCTCACCCTGTGCTCGCAGCTCAACCCTTGTTTGCTGGGCTTCACAGTAAGCGGCACGTCGTCGGTAGGGTTCAGTGATAACTGCATATTCCGCCGTAATGCTAAACGCTTTGATTTGCGCATACTCTTACCTCTCAGAGAACATAATCTAGCGCAACCTTGTTACCGCTGCGCTATGTTATATGCTCTTTGCGGGATACACTCCGCGCCTTGTTCCCTCGATTCAGAGGAGCGAGCTGCTCTCGCCTCGACAGTATGGTTTGTCTCAGAACCCCGGTGATAACGTCCGGCACGCTTACTCTTTTTAACTGATTGTCTAGGGTTGGTCGTCAACGTACCAGTCAAGGTACTGGGCCTCCCCGCAAACCAGCTTACTGCTTGCTATCTAAGTTACTCAGTGAATCAGAACTTGTCAAGCGTTTATTTCATAATTATTTAAGCCGTTCGTTTTATGGTTCGATACCCTGTAGCGTCTTGCCACGTGGAAGTGTCCTAGTTAACGGCCTGTCTTCAACTATCCTGCCGTACTGCTGGGATTCAATCTAGCTTATGTTCTTCGCGGTGTCAACTCTTTTTATCGAGTGTCTAACCCTTCACACTATCTAGCTTTAATCCAGCGGAGCCTCCCGGCTCGGCCCCGGTTAGCCTAGCTAGTCGCCAGCGCCTCCCGGTGATTGAACTATAACTGCATTGAACCAAAAGAAGCAAGTACTTTTTTTAAACTTTTTATCACTGGGAGCAAAAATGGTAAGCAGGGCAATAACTTAGAGCCATACTAGGGATAGCCACTACTAGCCACATCTAGCCAATACTACCTAACACTATCTAACACTATCTAATACGGCATAGAGCAGAACGCAGTGCCCGTACGCAGTGTAAGGGCACGGAGTGATGCGGTGACTATGTAGGTATGTCAGCCTACTGCGTAGGCACAGGGACATACTAGGGAGTGCATAGTGAGTAGTAGTGTATATAGTGCCCTAAACCCCTCCTACTCCTGTAACTTCATTTCATATTAGCTTTCGAATGAAAGTAAGAGCAAAGGGATAGCATTGGGATAGCGCTGGATAGTGTTGAGTGTGGAAGTGCGCCCTAGTGGGGAGCGCGCAGCGTAGCACAGAATCGGCACAATGTAAAGCACTAAGGATAGCCAGTGGATAGCCTAGTGCATACTAGGGATAGCACTACAGCGCACTAGCTGGCCCACTATGGCCCCCACAATGCAGGCACTAGGCGGGCACTAGGCAGGCACACTGGACAGGCACAAAATAAGCAAGGCAGAGCACGCCCCTATGGCCCACAGAGAGCGCACAGGAAGCGCCCTAGTGAACGCACAGGAATAGCCATAGGGCAGCACTAGCGATAGCCCTAGAACGCAGCACAGGCCCGCTGGGAGCGCCCTAGGGCTATCTAGACGGCTAGACGTCCACCCCACCCCCTAAATCTACGCCAGCCACCCCCTATGGGGGCAATTGGGCGCGTTGAGGGTGAGGGAGGGGCTCGCGTGAGTCTAATAAATTTCAGGTCCAGGTATAGACGTGCACCCAAGCAATGCCCAAGCAGCCCCAAGCAGCCCCAAGCAGTGCCCCGGGATACCATAGAGATACCCCAGGGAGCTACTTAGAGATACACCTCCCAGGCTACCCGGGATACGTCCGCTGCGTTACTACTCCTAATCACGAAGCTGTTTAGGTCCGGATTAGGTGTAGGTACATCCTGGTTCTGTGCTACGCTAGTAACCGTCAAGGCCCCAGCACTAGAGGGAAAGGTCAACCGCGTCAACTTAACCTCGGACACCCACTTGAAGGAGTTAGCTACGCGGCCAAAGTTTCCGCGTACACGGGCGTTGACTGTAGCCTTACCAGCAACCAGCGTTGCCACTCCGCGAATGCTTGTGTCATCCAGTAAGTTCCTGGACATGCGCGGAGGCGTAGGTTGAACGGTGTAGCCGCTCAGCAATGCCCAGAACAAGCCGTGGCCGGTCATGTCGTTATTGGACATAGATACCAGGGTAGGGTCAATGCCCATAGTCCCGTGGAAGTACACAGCTCTCCCGGTACCGTCGTAGCGCATGCTCACGCCATCAATCTCCAGGGATGTCTGTGCTGTCTTAGCTACGTCCTTAGTGACGAAGATGTGAGAGCTGGAGTTGCGGGTGTACCGACCACCCTTAACACGGCCCCCGTTGATTCGCACACCATTCTGGCTACCGTGAGCCTCACAGTCATAAACGTAGCCACCACCGTACGAGCAGTTAAAGCCAGAGCGTACGTTGTCATAAGCTAAGCATTCCCTATAGATAGGGAAGCCTGCACCGGTGTTGGAGGCGAACCCGTCCCGGGCTGCGCGGTAAGCCCGACAGTTCAAGTACTCTACCCCGTTAGTGCGCGCTTGGAACCCATCGTCAGCACTGTCGTATGAAACGCAGCGAACGAACTTCACACGCTTACCAATGTCGTGAGTATCAAATCCAGCCTGGGTTGTGCTGTAGGCTTCGCAGTTAACGCCTAAGAACTCGATAGGCTCTCCCCACTTGTCCCCGTCTGCAGTGCTCTGCCAGTTCAGAGAGATTGCGTGGCGTACGTCCATAGCGTGGATATCGTGTACTTCCGTGTCCTCTGAGCAGCCGAGCACCTCTACCCCGTACCATCCGATGTTGTAGAAGTACGTACCCTTAACGGTGCTGTCTACGCAGTTATTGAACTTGATAGCACTACGCCCTTCTATATCAGAAGCCCCTGGGCGTTTGTTGCCAATAATAACCCCATCCTGGATGTGCAAGTCCGCGGCAAAGTTGGCAGAGATACCGACAGTAAAGAACCGGTTCAAATCGTCGTAGCCGAACTCGTTGATGTACGGGGATACTAAGGTTACGTTCTTCACCATTGTCGGGATACCTACTTCCGCGGCATCAGACAGGTAGTAGTTATAGTGCAGCGCTTTATCCAGTCGAATACTGGTGACGCCACCGGAGGTGCTAACACCTACCACTTTCCTAATCTGGGAAATCTTTACACCGTACGTGTTAGGCCCGCCGTCACACAGCTTGTTAGAGCGAAGATACAAGTACGTACCTTTTACCGCAGACAAAGCCCCAGCAGCCACCGTAATGACTTTACTGCCCGCCGCGGCATCCGCTGCTAACGGTACGAACACCGAGGGTGCCGAGCCGATAATATTAAGCACTTGACGTGCAACCGCAGCATACGGTAGGATTCTTCCGGTATCGGTAAACTCTAGCGTAGAGTTGCTTTTGATGTTGAGCACACTCGTGGCCTGCAGGACCGTGTCCACAACCAGGTGCCTATTAGGCGCGCTCATGAACGTGACTATGCCCGCCCAGTTGCTGAACCAGGAGCTGTATGCTGGGCCCACGAATTTACGTAGCAGGTACCCACCGGGTACAGCAAACACGGTTCCGTTATCCACTACCGACGCAGTAGTAGTAAAGGTGAAATCCCCACCGGCACTGCCCAGCAGGGTAATCTTGTCCTGCACCTGAAAGTTTGGGTATGCTACCATGCTCGCCAAGTCGGAGAACACCCGCTCTGGAGCTACTAATCTAATTAATGCCATTTATCCTCCGGTCTTAGTGAGAGCTGTCACCGCAGCATTTACATTCTTATACTGGTTCCCAATGGCCTTGCTCTGCCACTGCCTACGCCCCCATAACCCCCAGCACACCTTATTGCGTTGCCCGTTAATGTATTGGGAACAGTCGAAGGTCCAGCGATTGCCGCCCTTATATACCCAACCAACTCCGGGGGACTTCTGCTGGTACTTGCTAATATAGCGCCAGTCCAGTACGGCCTTTCCTGCCGCTGCATAATCTAGGTTCTTGAGATGCCGCTTCACGGCACTGCCGTTGAAGCCAGCTACGCCTACGTTATAAATGAAGTCCACAGACCCAACCAGAGCTACGTCAGAGAGCTGCATAGGAAGCCCGTCAAGGGCCTTTGCGTGTCCCCCGGCTGATTGTATCAGCTGCTTCTGACAATCGCTCAGCGTGGCTCTCTGGCCCATTTTAACGCCCTTTGTCTCGCCATAGCAGATTGTGGGGATACCAGCGCTATCTTTGTAGGCGGTAAGGCTCAGGCCCTCGTTGTGCTGTACTACGCCGGTAATGGCCCCGCCAAGCATAGTGGCCCCCGTGAGGGCCGCAATAACTTTAGTACTTAAACTCATATTTAATAGTCCCCTTACGTGCCTGCTCCTCTAGGAGATTGAATGTACGTCGCTTGTAATACGCATTCCACGCCAGGGTTAGCACTGCGCACACAGTCGCAGTGATGAAGCTGATAGTGCTCCAGTTCCAGCTCATTAACTCTGCCAACCAACCTCCTGATACCGTAGCGCCGGTAACTGCTGCACCTGCCCGGGTAGCGAGGTCTGCCCCAACCACGTCTCCTACCTTAATCATCCTGCTGCCCCTTCTTCCTGAACAGCTTACGAATCACCAGAATGACCACTAGGAAGACCAGAGGAATGCTGGCCCCGGCTAATCCGGCGAGGATAAGACTGTAACTATCATTGTTAACTACCTGCAGGCGCTCTGCCTGGATTGTCCCGGTGCTAATAGTTTGCACCTGCTTCTTACTGGACGTGTCCAAAGTGCCTACGTTAGAATCTGATACATCGGTTTTGTTGGTGGTGCTGGAGTCCACCTTGTTGTTCAGGCCAACGGTTTGCTTGGTGTTTTCGGCACCAACCTGAGCAGACACATCCGGCTTAGAACCAACTAAGCCGGTGAGTGCAGAGGTCGCCGAGCAACCAGTCAGAGTAACCGCCAGCAGTAACCCAGCGACCAGTTTACGCATTAGCTAGCAGCCTTCACTGCGGCCACCGCGGCTTTAAGCGCATCAATCTTGGTATCGAAGGCGGCACCAGTCTGAGCCACGTTCTGCGGCTGCGTAAGGATAGCATACAGGTCCTTACCGAGAATGTTCAGCTGACGCAGCAGCTCCTGCTGTTGCGCTGGGGTTGCTTTTGCAATTGCCATGTGTACTCTCCTTATTCTGCCGCGTCAGTAGCGGCTACGAATGCACTCTGCAGTGCAGTGAACGAATCATCAAACGCTGTACCAGAACCCTCACCAAGGGGCATGCCTGTACCCGTAAGGGCTACATAACCCGTCTTAGAGAGCTGCGATAGCATGCTGAACAGGCGCGCCTGCAGCGTACCGTCATCCTTGAAGGCTGTACCGGCACGAGTAGCCGTATAGCCCTGGGACTGCATGTACGTGAAGAACGTGTTCAGCTTAGTCAAGGCAGTCGTACCTACGAAGCCTACGTTGTAGTCCGGCTGCACCTGCTTCTCCAGGTTCTGGCACGTGCCTACAATGGCGTACTGGACGTCCGCAGTTTTAGCTGCGATGATTGATGCCATTATCTTCTTCCTCTATGTTGTTTACCTCTACCCCGGTTCTGCAGCCGAGCAGCTACACCCCGAAGGCCTTTAGACACTTTGCTCTGTGCCCAATCCAGCGGGTTCTCAATGAAGGCCCGGGCCATCTTCTCAGACTCACGCTCAGCCACCACTTTCTCATCTTCCACCAGATGTCCGTTCAGCGTAGCCACCATCATGGCGATTGCGTCTGCTCGGTCATCCTTAGCCAGACTACCGCGGTCGTACGTGATTCCAGACAACTGCGCGAACGCAGAGTACAGCCAACGTCTATCGCGGGAGTACGCCATACAAGTGCTGATATCATCGTGAATAGCACGCTCATGCACCACCAGGCGGTGCCGACGAGTAACTGGGCTGATTGTGTCGATGATACGACGCTCTTTCTGCGTGGAGTTGTTCAGGTCCCGTACACCTATACCAGCGAGCCGTCGCTCCCGTAACCGGTTCAGGATAAGCATAGACACGGTACCGTGCCCCATGTTGCTCTCCACCACCATATCCGGGATGTCTAACTCTACGCACAGGTCAATCAGTTTATCAATGTTCTCTTCGCTGATACCCCCTTGGAAGCCACCTACGGAGAATAGGTGAATATACGAGTTCGCAGCACCCCCAGCAGCGTAGGACACTTCATCTCCGCCACAACCAGCCGGGTCCACCACCAGCACCTTATGCTGATACGGCAGGTGCATGTCCCCGTAGAATGCCGGGAAGTACATCTGCTGACCCATAATCCCCTCATGCTCATGCTGGTACAGGTACCGGCGGTCCGCGATGTAGGAGAACGTCTCCGGGGATGAATCCTGGCTGCCGGAGTAAACCAGCATATCCGAAAGCTTGATACGCGTACGCATTTGGTCTGACAGGGTAGTGTCGAGCATGTACTGCAACTGGAAGCCTTCTGGACCAAAGTCCAGCTCCTTCTCAATCAGCGCATCCTCGTCATAGCGCCCGGTGTCCGTGCTCTCACCTAGCGTCCCGTCGACGCCGAAGCCGGTGCGTTTATAGCCGCGCTCAATGAGCTCCAATATATAAGGAGCAAGTGTACTTCCATATCGCTCTTCCATTTCAACAGACGGAATGCGCCCCGGCCACACGCGGACCTCGAAGCCACGTCCCGGCAGGGTTTTATAGATACTGTCCTTGGTCTGCGGTGTACCCAGGTACAGCGTATCCCCGTGCGTACAGATAGCTGCGAAGTCTTTAGAAATCATCAGCAGCTGCTCACGCTGGGTTTGCGTTAAACCGTTCTTGGTGGTCTCGATATCATCCGGAATCAGCAGGTCCGCGCGCTTCCCCTGCAGGGATGCAGTGATACCTACACAGGCTACGCTGGCGGACTTGTCTAGAGGTTTCAGGTCGCAGTTGACGTCGTAACCTTCGAATGAAGTGCGGTCTCCACGAGTAGGGTCCGCCTTCAAGTAGCACAGCAGCGGCCAGGTTTCCAGCATACGAATGATTAAGTTCGCAACGTCGGACGCCTGCTTCTCGGCACCGGACACAATCAGGATACGGCAAGATTGGTCCTGGATAAGCCTCCAGACGGCGTAGAGTGCAGCCAGTGTAGACTTAGCCTCACCACGCTGCGCGGCCACCATACGCTTCCTGGGTCCCTTCTGCATGTACTCTGCAATGTCGGCCTGCATGTCCGTGAGCGTAAAACCTAGGAAGCGCATACCGATATACGCAAATTCCCGGAAGTCGCTTAGCGCGGCGGCCATCATCATCGCGATGTCCTCGCGCTCCTCTTTGGGAATACTGCGCGGATTCGCACTATAACCAGTAAGTTTCTGGTTGAGCATGCGCAGTCTTCGCGCAGTCTTCACCGATACCATTAGACAATTCCTTCTAGTAAGTCCTCAGAGTCTGAACCACCAACTTTATTTAGAATCTCTTGCTTACGCGCCTCTCTGCGCGCCGCTAGTTCGTCATCGAATTCATCACGAAGGTCCTGCATCTCCTCGGAATCTGCGTCCGCAGTGATGTCGTTGTCCTTCAAGAACTTAGCGATAACTGATTTATCTGCGGCGGGGAGCGGCACCTCGTCTTCCTTAGACTGCTTGATTTCTTCAATCAAGGCCTCGGTGAACATGCGGTGCAGCTCCGAGAGGCGACTGCGTTTAGCCGCCCCTGCCATTACACCTCCCAGTAAATTATGTGTTAATTATCCCGGCGGTACGCAGAGATGCTAGTAGTGCATTCAGCTGTACCGCCACATTGCTAGCATCAGTGCTGTCGGCTACGGCAGCGGCCGCCCCCTTATACGCTAATGCGCCTAAAGAACTAACAAAGTTATCGAAGGCGGCCTCGGTGGTATAACCGTCTCCAGCCTCTACATCCACACCCAGTCGAGCAGCAACTAACGTACCAGCGGGCAGTTCCTCTGCGAATAACAGGGCGCCATCCACTACCTCGAAGCTATACCCAGGAACCTGAGATACTCCGTTCAGATAAACAACAGCCTTACTGAACTGGATTTCGGGTACAACCGTGTCAGTAGCCTCCGATAGTACTGTGAACCACGGGTAACTTACAGTAACTTTATCAGATATAAAGGTCTGCTCTAAGTTGGTTACCCTAACCCCCAGCGCATCGTCGGCAGCCTTACGAGTAGCAGCTTCGGCGTCAATACGGACACCTAGTGCCGCATCACCAGTATCTACATAGTTCTTGGTTGCCACATCCTGCAGGTCTTCTGGGTCCGCTACGTTAGTGATGCGGTACCCGTTCATGCTTATATTCCCGTAGAATCCGGGGATAGCTCGGCCTTCCACAAGCTCTTGGGATAGGTGTAAGAATTGCGTGTTTTGAGAATCTACGTTCACCTCAATGAACGGAGCGCCGCTGGCGAACTCAATATACAAGTACTCTCGCTCAGTCTTGCGAATGAGCAGCACCGTAGTGTCCGCTGTTAAGGCCGTGTTTAGCCTGATATTAGTAGAGCTGGTCCAGGTGTACCCGGTGGTTTCCACCCCATCTAGGTATACATGAATATATGACTTGTCCAAATACTCAATATCGCACTGGATATCCTGGGTACCAGCTGGCTTGATTTGTTCTTGCCAGCTGAATGCCATCTTAATCGTCTCCGAAGTTATTGATGATAGCTCGCGTAGGTGCGAATTCCTGGATTAACGGTACCAGTCTAAGGAATGTCTTAATGTCGGAATCCCCTGTAGCCAGCCCCTGCAGAGCCCCCAATACCCCAGTGATATAACTCATTGACGCTAGGGAGTGTCTCGGAGTGTCCCCAAGGAATGCAGCTGACAGCATGGATATACCGCCGATAGCACTCATACCCAGAGCAGCCTCGCTAATAAGTCTGCTAGTATCCGCCTCTTTGCCATCCATACTATGTTTAGCCATAGTAGCCAGCAGCATCAACGGGAACTGGTAAGCCATGATGTGTGCCACACCAATCCACCCGGCGTCGTTCAACTCTCTGCGGAGAATCTTGTTGGTGGCCGCCAGTGCAAAGCTCTGGTAGCCGACAATAAGTTTACCGATAGGGTTGAACTGTGCGAAGTGGGAGGTTTCACCTGTACGCACCTGCTGCACTACATAATCCATCATGCGCGTCCCTACAACCTCAACTTGCATTTGCAGGTCCGGCTGGAACATAGCGCCCGGGTTAGCCTTGTTGGCAGCTATAGCGCGGTCCGCAACGTCACGGGTAAGTCCGAAACGCTCCAGACGCTTAAACGCCTCAGCATCACCCTTGAACATCTGCGTAAGCTCATCCGCGACAATACCGGAGTTCAGGTTAACCTGCAGCCGATGCACCATGCTCATACCGTTGACGTGACGTGCAGCCTGCCCAACATTCTGGGTGACATTGAACCAGGAGGCCTGACGGGTCAGGTCCAGGTTATCGTCAGCGTACGTATTCAGCCAGCGGAAGCGCATATCCCTTTGGATGTTACCGCGCAGTACAACATCTAGGCGCGATGCCATATCCGGGGTATTGATAGCCACAGAACCCTCTTTGAACCAGGGCTGGTCTCGCATACTCCGCAGGACCCTGGCCATACCGAACTCCTTCATAGCCAGGGCTGTGTCGGTTATCTGGTACAGCCCGGAGTTCTTGAGCATTGTGGCGTTCGCCATATTACCAGCTGCGCGCAGCAGGTCCGGAAGCTGCCCCGCATCAGCGGGTGCCCCGCCCAGGATAAAGTCGATAGTATCATTGACAGTCTTCTCCCACTTGGCTGGATTAGCCAGGGTATGCTTAGATTCATCAATCATCTTACCCAACTGCCCCAGGTCCTGTACACCTGCGTAGGCCATACCAACACGCCCAGACATACGGTTAGTATACCCGTGCATAACCTTGGCTACATCAGTATCCATCAGGTCCTGCATGCGCATGCTCTTACCATTCACCAGATACTCTTTGTCCATGTTGAACCGAGTACGCTGGCGCAGGTTCCGCGCAGGGGATGTGCTACCGGATTCGCGTACATTCGCGGCTAGGAAGCTCTGGATGGCAGACTCATCTACACCAGCGCTGCGCATAGCCATAACGATCTCATCGTTGCCCATACCGTTAATCAGCTGCTTCCACATAGGACCAGACTGTCCGGCACGACCATTGTAGATACCGTCAACCATCTCCTTAGCAACGCGCTGCACTGTTTCGGATTCCATGCTCGGATATACATCTCGCAGAGCGGAACGGAACAGGGACCGGTAATCGTCCAGGGTATTGCCTTGCATAATACCTTGGCGCATCTTGTCGTAGCTATACTGGCGCGGGAAGTAGTAGTCGGACTTAACCAACGCCCCATCGTCAACCAAACCAGCTGCGCGCATATGCTCATACCACTTACCAGCCCAACCGGACCTACGGTATGCGTCTACCAGTGGGGCAATCTCTGCATCAGGTACAGGCACAGGGCGCCCATGAACTTCGGCACTATACGCAGAATCTAGGTACGTACCTAAACGGCCCTCTAACTCAGCACGTGCAGTCCTGAAAGACTGGCGGTGGAAGAACCGTGAGAGCATACCTACGCCACGGTCCCGCAGCGCACCAATAATAGCATCTTCTACTATGCTGGCGCTTGCGTCCATCTCTAAGGTGAGGTTGCGCTTGAAGTCTACTACTGATGGCTTACGTCCGCCTACTGCCGTAGCATCCGATACAAGCAGTTTAGCCAAGTCTTCGTTACCTTGTGCGATATTATCATACAAGGAGAACATAGTGGCAAACTTACTCTTAACACCATCCAGCATAGCTTGAGCACCCTTAGCCTCGTTGAGGGTAGTACTGCCTGCTAGGTCCTGAAAGGCTTCGCTGCGGAAGCTCTGGGCTTGGTCTGCATAATCCTTAGCTGTCCACTTAACGGCATCCTCGTACGCATCCAGGACATCTTCCAAGACAGAGCCTTTGGCCTTGATGCCCAGAGCGTTCATGATGTACTCCCCGACCTGGCGTAGTACGCTCTTACCGCTAGCAGATTGGGTGCGCGCTAGGTACTCCACCCACTCCGGGCTGTCGCCTAGTCCCGCCAGCATCTCGTGCACATCACTAGCATAATAGCGCATACGCCCAGTCAGCGTAGCGTCAGCAGCCACAGCAGCGCGTACGTCTTCCAGACGCTTGGCCAACTCCGGGTTGCTGTCAACGGCGCGCGCGGTGGCGGCGTGAATCAGTTCGTGCACAGCTACACGACTAGTGCCTGCGTCCATGGCGCGCAGTGCGTCCCCAGCCGTCTCCCACGTAGTGCCGTTGGCGCTCTTAGGTGCGCGCAGTGATACCTCTCCACGCAAAGCTAAATCTCTCTGGGAATAGGTATACCGGCTACGGTTTGCTGAACCGGCCACCAGTTTAAAATCAATGTCGTTTACGGCATCGCCCAGAGTATCCAGAATAGCCTTCTGGCCTGCTGTCAAGTGCGTAGATGTTTTCAAAAACTGAATTACGTGCTGTGCCTTCACAGTCACTGCAGCAGTATTATTACGGGATACCGGGATATTCTCATCCAGCGCCCTAGTGAGGATATCCTCCCCCTCTCCTACTCCTGTAACATTAGCGTCCCTAGCTGTACGAGTTGTAGGCGCATCCGTGTCAAAAGCAGGCTCACGCCCAGTACGGGCCCTGGCAGCAGCCTTGGCGGCCCTAGACATATCCCAGAGTTGGTCCAGTCCTGCTACCCCAGCAATCAGCGCCGTGACCGCGGCAGATTGCCCCAGTTGGTCCTGGGCATACATTGCTGTACCTACGTCGGCAGCACGGATAGCGGAGCGTACGACCAGGCCGGTGCGCCCAGCAATGCCCGCCGCAGACACAGGGGCCAGGATGAATGGAGAATCGCCTACCAACATACCCGCGAACCCTGCTACTGCATTGTCCGCCATTAAGCGGTCACGGTCACGCTGCTCAAGCATTTGCTGCATGCGGTAGTTGTAATCTTCGACCGACACCGAGTCGTGCAGGTACTCAATCTCTTCCTGGTTTGGGGCGTACAGCTTAGCTCGGGTGTCGCTGCTTAGAGTCTGCTTAGCATTAAAGTTTAGGTCCCGGTCGAATGTTGGGGATAAGGCTTTACGGATAGCTGCCCCTACAATACTGTTTCCCATACCCGATGCAAAGCTCTCCCCAGCGGTAGTAGCTGGGGTCTTGGCCTGTGCCAGTAAGGAGGCACGCTCCAGTGCGTTTAAGCCGTTGTCTCCGGCATCGTTCCAATCTACGCGCTCAGGCGCAGGTTTAAGTGTTGCGCCCTTAGCAGAATCCTTTTCCTGTGGATTCGGTTCTTGGTTCAGAAACTGAGCCATAATATCTCCTAAAAGAATTTTGATAAGGGGAGGCCCCGAAGGGCCTCTGGTTAGTGCGTTGCTTCAAAGAGCCAATCACGTAGGTTTTGTTCCAGGTACTTCTTACGCTCAGGTTGGGCCTGCTTGTACGCCGGAGTATTCCGCAGCGCTTGCCAAGCCCTGCCCTGGGCCTCAGATACAGGATACTGATACGCCCCCACCGGGGACTTAGCGGCCTTGCGTACCTGTGCCATAGCCTCTGCTACAGGACCAGAGCTACCGTTACCACCGTGATAGTTCAGGTCCACCATAACCTTTAACGCCTCGTCGGAGGAGTTCAAACCCTGCCCCTTGAGTTGCTTCTGCACGTTCGGAATGTACTGCTTCTCCAGGGAGGATTTGAGGATACTAATACCGTCGTCAATGGTCACTTTCTGAGGGACAGGCATGCCTGAGTTGGCGTGCAGACCGAAGCCTACGCTACCCTTGCCCTTGCCTTCTCGGAACCCTTCGAACTTCATAGTGGTGGCGAGGATGTCACTGAACAGCGACGGTTCCAACCCAACCGAGTTACGGCCATTGACCTGTACGCTAACAGCACGTCCATTGTCGTGGTCGTAGAAGGTGGCGGGACGTACGCCTACTTGCTCGCTGCCAATCTTCATTTCTCCAGCCAGCGCTGAATCATACGCAGCCTGCGCAGTAGCCTGAACGTCGCGAAGGTTCACAGACATAGTCTGGAATGTTCCCTTCTTGTCGAACACGGTTACGGTCATGTTCTGACCTGCGTTGCCCGCTGTGGCTGCCTGGATTACTACACGCTCCATATTGCTGGGGTCGGTAATAGCCTGGACTTGGTTTTGAATCTGCTGTTGCAGCGTAGCCTTGAACTGCTCCTGGTCGCCCTTGTAGTCGCCCATGATAGACTGCAGAGAGGTCCCTGCAGGCAGATACACGTGCCTCGGTGTACCGGCAATTTCCAGCTCCAGCTTACGGGCTTGGATGTTACCCTTGAGCATCGTGTTGATGTCCTCGGCATCTTTACCCACCAGAGATTCTGGGTTGCGGCTGTACGTGTAACGGTACTCTTCCTCCATAGCAGCGCGCGCTTCCTGGCGCTGAGCGTCGGCATCACCAAAGAAACTGAACCAGTTGCTGGTACCGCTAGGGTCCACCATCTTGTCCGTGGGGTTACTCTGGATATTGCTGTAGCGCCCACTGGCCTTGTTACGCGCCTGGCGGCGCAGGTCGTCCAAGATAGTGTCGCTAGCGTTACTCGGGTTTTGTGCAATGGCTTTCTGCACCACCCCCTGCCACTCGGATGGGACCTCAGACAGCAGTGCCATCTTACCTAAGTCAGTACTGGCGCTATAAGCCTGTGCCCACAAGTTAATACTGCTGACGTTCTCACGGGAAACCTCACCGTCCTCACCGAGCTGGTCCAGCGTAGTCAGTGTACGTGCCATGTCCGAAGACATACGCTTGTGCGCCTCGTTGACGGCCCACGCATCCTTGCTGTTGCTTCCGTATGCCAGCAGCTGCAAGTTCCCTTCCGGGGTGTCCGGAAAGCTCTTGAGCAGCTCATTGCGAGCCTTACCAAGGTCCCCTTTGTACATCCCCGCCAGGGTGGAGCTTGGCATGTTCCCTGTAATTGCTGTGCGCAATGCCTGAGTGTCCGCTGCCTTCTCACGAATAGTCTGGGCCTTGTTCCAGAACTCCATGCTGGTTCCAGCGCTAAGCACGTCCGACGCCGACAGTTCAATGACTCGACTACGAATACGCGCCATCGTCTGTTCTTGCTGCTCAGGAGTCTGACCCCCTAAGGAAGAGATTGCGTCAGAGATTTCAAAACGGGCCTGGGTCTCAATCTGAGCACCAGCGCGCTTGAACTCCTGATACAGAGCCGCGTTGACGTCCACGGAGTTAACTCCGAGTTCCTTGGTAGCTAGCTCTTGCAACTGGTTGATTACCAGCGGGTCCTGAGTCTGCTGTGCTACGCTGACCAGATACTGCTTGGCCCGGTCCAGCTTCTTGCTCTTGTCCAGGTGCTCAGCGGCCAGTATGCTGTCTAAACCGGTCTTGATAGACATCTGCGCAGCGGCACCCTGTCCTGCTTGTAGGCGCTGATAGAACTCATCACTGGACGAGCTAAGGCCACGGTCAAGGGCACGGTCGGCTTGAGCCACGGCAAACGCCGCGCGCCCTTTCTGGAAGGCTGTGTAGTTCGCCATGCTCGTAGCACGGAGCTGCTGCAGCACGGCCGTAGCAGACTGCTTGGACATCTCTGGGAGATACATACCGAGCTTGTCCGACATAGACTGGACGTGCTCTTGCTCTTGCTGCTGGAATTCCTCGTCAGTCAGACCGGCCTCGGCAGCTTTCTTCGCCCGTGCGATACTGTCTGTACGCCACTTGGCTAGCGAATCGTACGCAGCAGCTGATACGTAACCATCCTGGTAAGCTTCGCGTACGAAGATATTCTGTTTCTGTACAGCCTCATCCTTGGAGGCCATCGCATCCACGGCACCCTGGGCATCCATCGCGCCGCGCACTGTGGCGGCTGCCGCGTTCTCCTTGATTCCTTCCTCGAAGCCTACTCCGAAGTCCTGTACGAATCCGGACAGTGCGGCTAATCGGTTGGCCTTGCTTGCGTCTACTGCTACTTCACCGGCAGAAGAGGGTAGTTGTACCTCATTGGACTGGAGTTGTACTCCACCAATACTAAGCCCCTGCCGGGTGGGTTGAATTACAGGCATTTACTTCCCTCTCTGTTTACCAGGTGTGAACCTTGCTATCTCCCTTGCTGCCCCACAGGTCGTACAGAAACGAGTTCTGTGCTGTAGGCTCCACGCTGGGTGCACTAGGTTCTGGTGTAGTTTCTGATAGCTTATTACCCACGTACTGTCCGAGCATCTGCCCGCCTGCGCTTAGGGCCATGTTGAACATCTTGTCGTAGCCGCTTTCCATGTCCATATTAGCCAGGCCGGAATCAACGGTCTTATCCACCAGCATGCGGAAGCCCTCTTCCTGAGTTGCCTGCTGGTCCCGTATACTGGCCTCTTGACGCCCCGCTACCGTGTTAACGGTGGCTACGGCGTCCTTAACAGACGCTCCCATAGTGCCGGAAGACGCAGCCTGTAGTCCTACTTGACTCTGGGCCTGCAGCTTCTGCTGCTGGATGTTAAACAGCGACACCTCAGTCCGGTCCCTGGACTGGGCGCGTTGCAGCGCAATATCATTGAGCTGCTTAGCGGTCTGCTGGATTACGGCCTTGTTCCGTGCCTTGGATACCTCAATCTGCGCCCCAGAACCCAGCAGTTTAGAGCCTGCTAGGGCGGCGGCTGCCCACCACATACTCATATTAAATTCTCCGTCTGCGTTGGTTGTAGCGCAGGATATACGAGATATCCAGCACGTTCAGTTCCATAGAACCCTCAGTAAACAGTGTCACCTCTGTGGTGTCTGCGTTAGTACGGCACGGCACGGTAATCGTAGCCAGGTCCATACGCAGGGTCTGCCCGAGCATCAGCTCCTTTGAGTTCATCAGGATACCAGTTAGCTCCCCACCCCAGTTGACGTCCCGCGGGGTGTCTAGTACCTGTACATCGAAGTGCCCAGAGTTACGCACCGCTACATCCAGGCGCAGCAGGCGCACATGCCCGCTTCCCACGAGCTTGTCATTCTGGTCCCGCAGAATAGGTGTAGTTAGCGTGAACGTACTGCGGTAACGTCTCCCGATTACGTAGGTGCCATCTGGTACGCCGCGCACAACCCGTAGGGTGTTCTCCCCGGCAATCTCCTTGATGCCAACCTCAGTGGGTCCCATAGGGCTGCTTGGCAGGTACGTTAAGATAAGCTCTTCCTTGTAACGGTCAGCCCACCCAACTGGGCGCAGTACTGCCGGAACAGTGAACACCCCGCCCTGTACTTGAACTTGCTTCTGCAAATCCGAGTATGCCTCACGGTACTCCATACCCAACTGATAGCCTTCACGCGGGTCCATAGACACAATCAAAAGCTTGTTGCTAGGACTGGGTCCTTGCATGTACAAGAACACCTCATCCTCCAGCGCCTGTACGCTCAGGATTGGGTACGGGAACGACCACTTATGCCACGCCGCCTGCATCTTAGCGCCGTCGCTTCCGCCCCACATGAACTCGTATACCAGCAGGCTATTACGCTCCCCAGACATGCGCGAGAAGGCCATATTGGTGACGCTGGAGTTTTGCATCTGCAATACCCTGCCTGGGATATACCGAGGTAGGTGCACTGTGGCATCCTGCGTAGTGTACTGCGCAGCGGTGTACGGTGATGGGATTAGCTCCAGGATACCCGCGTAGCTGTCGTTGCGCTTGTTCGGGTAGATTACGGTCTGCCCCGCCATTACCGGGGCAACACGGCTGTCACAATCATAGGTGCTGGTAATACTAATGCTTGCGTTAGTTGGCGTAAGTACTGCCGAACCCGGCACAACCGCCTGCATACTGTTAGCAAATAGGACCAGGTCCCGGTTAAACTGTACAGCGGTACGGTACACAGAATCCTGCGCAGACGCAGAGCTAATACTGATACGGTCCGTATCCAGCAAAGATGTCACAGTAGAGCGGTAGAAGCGCTGATACAGGCCCGAGGCTGACATATCCACGGAGCTGCCACTAAGCAGAACCAAGCGGCCCTGGAAAGCTGCAATACCCGTGATGTAGCCATTCTCCACGAATCCGGGGTCGCCGTTGTTGTCGTCGTTTCCGGCCAGCCGCCCTTCCCAATCCCGCGCAATGATGTTGTCATCCGCGGCGAGCTCCCTGGGCATGTTCGTAATCTTGGTGATGCTGCCGTACGCCCCCACCTCAGACCAGATGCGGGTACTGTAATCGAACTGGTACCACGCCGTCTCAGACGAGGCCGTACCCACTCGGCACATTGCTCCATCGGCTTCTGCGGGGAGCTGTGCAGGCAGGTCCTGCTCCCGGTCTACGCGAGACTGGTTGGATACCCCAGCGTAAGTATCACCAGCGTCAGAGGACACCACGCAGTTGCTCAACCCATAGAAGAACAGGTACGCGCCGCGTACGCTTACGTTCCCAGCTGGCAATCCATTTGCCACAAGAGAGTCGCGCAGTTGCTGAGCCACGTAGATGCCAGATACCTCCTCAGCGTTGCCGCTGGTGCTACCGGCAGCCGGTGCAGTGTAGTCCCCGGAGTAATCCACCCCGGCAGAGGTAACGGTGACGTTCCAGCGTTTCTGGAATGCTGCAGACTTAACGTAGAAGAACCCAGTGGTGCTGGGGTCAATACGCCCAGTGTTGTCCACGGTTGTGTTCGGAGCCATCTCGGTGTTCAGGATATAAGTCAACCCAGCAATACTTGCGGTCTGCAAGGAGGTCTGGCCTACGGTGGTAATAAAGTAGGGGTCATTGCCGGAGTTAAGGATGGTCTTCCCATTCTTAGCCAACAACCACCAGTTACCGTTGCTGGTGTTAATCAGTAGGTGCCTACCGTCAGTGCCGCGCTCTACGTATTCAGTGAACAGGGAATCAAGCCTCGGATTATCAATCGTACTCTCCCAGACAATCTCGCCAGGAGGCCTACGGCGGATACCGGAAACCGGGTCGCTGAGCATATTCAGCTGCGCCCCCAGTTGCCCGGGCTGGCGCTCTCTTGGAACCTGCTGGGAGACGCCCTGCAGCAGACTCTGGATAGTACCCTCTAGAGCATGTGTAGGTGTTTGTGCCATATACTCCCCTTAAACCATAAATCGAGCACGGCGGATTCTGCGTGCAAAACGGGTCTTGCTGGTGCTGAACTTCTGATTGCGCAGATGCTCGCGCAGCACCATGCTCTTGTAACGCTCAGCTTCCTGTGCGTAATTAGCGTAGTTGCTGTCTCCGCCCAGGTCGTTTAGATATACCTGTGCAGCGGTGTAGTTAGCCACCCACATAGCTGCATGTTCCGGCAGGTCCTCAAAGTCCAAGTCCAGGACTATTTTTAGATTGACGGCACTGTCGAAGTATTGGTTCTGCTCCATCAGGTCGTACAGGTTCCCATCACGTACCCCGTACTTGGAGTCAGAGCCAGCATCATATACGGCCAGCTGGTTCCACGGTACTTTAATAAAACCGTCAGTAGTAGGCGTAACTTCACGCTCCACCACGTTAAACCAGAAGCCTGTGCTGAGCAGCCCACGACGGTTGCGAGCAAGCGCAGAGCGAGCTAACCCCGCACTGGGATTGCTGGTGTTGATGTCCATAACGCGAGACTCCCCCAGGGCTTCCAGCGTTAAGTTAATAGCATCGAGTTCTCTCATATTTGTTCCTCTATTAAAGACCCCTAGGACCCTTAAGACAGGGACAAAAAAAAAGCCCCTGGCACCCGAAGGCACCAGGGGCGCGTATTACTGTTCCGTAGTGTCAGCGGCTACGTCAGCCGCCTCACGGGTTTTCTTGGTAGCCTTGCGGCCAGATTCAACCGAAGCCACCTGGATGTTCTTCGCTACATCGGTGGCGGCCTTAACCGCCTCCCGCTGAGCTGCATTGGCCTGGAGAGTCTCCAGACCGAACGTAGCAATTACTGCCATTGAACCTCCAATTAGGGCTTAGTGATGAAGGTGAACTTGGTCACCGCCGCGGTGTCCGGACGACGCAGGCCGATGTTGTACATCGCGTAGCAGTCCAGCACGTTTCTGAACTCGCGCTCATCGTCCCAGATACGGGAGGTGAACGGCTTAGCTTCGACAGTCACCAGGGTCTTGGACTTGCTGAAAGTCACCATACGGCACAGCGCATCGTCAGAGGTGACAGTGTAAGCAGAGCCCAGCGGGTGCGTACCAGCAGCGGTCGGGAACTCGGTGCACTCGACTACAGGCACACCGTTCATCTTCACTACACGACGGTCTTTGTAACCGTCGTTGTTGGATGCACCAAAGTCCAGGTTCAGGAGCTTCGGATGCTCCAGCAGGCGCGAGTACGTATCGACATCCACCAGAGTAACCATATCCGCCAGCGGGGTCTTGCGCTTGATGAGTTCATCAATACCAGCCTTGTGCGCCAGGTTGATGTTCATGGCGTTAGCCTCCATCTCAGCCTGGGTCAGCTGCGTGGCGGTAGTGGTACCCGGAACTAGGACGGCCGCGCCTACCTCGATACCGTCGTTGAACGCCGGTTTCAGGTGCGCCGGTGCAACCCAGGAGCGGCCCTTGATGAGCTGAATCAGGTGCGCCTGGTCGAAGGTCTCTGCGAACTCAGAGCCGTTGTTCTGGCCCATCTCGGTCAGGAAGTCCGGGCCGGTCCAGTCATCCTGGTAGTCAATCGGGTTACGGATATACAGCACCGTATCCACCACGATAATCATCTTATCGTTACGAACCGGGGTGCTATCCAGCGCCTCACCGGAGCGACGACCCTTCACCGAAGAGGTGTTCAGGCGGTCAATACGGTAGGTGTTGGAACCGCTGATAGAGCGCTGGCTGGATAGGCCCAGGAACAGAGCTTGGTACTGGAAGCGGGTATCCACTTCGTTCTGGTACACTTCCAGGTGAATATCGACGTCAGATGCCGCGCCACCCCAGTGCGGACGAGTCAGGTTGCTTTTATAGATAGTATCTGCCATATCTTACTTTTCCTTTTAAATTAGATTAAAGACCTACGCGCTTACCAGCCTCACGGCGTGCGAGCAAATCGTTATAACGTTGACTGAACTGTGGAGATGCCAAGCTACGGTTGCCCGCTTCCTGACGGAGTTTGGTATATTCTGCACGGAAGTCCGCAGCAGATAATGCGTTGTTGCTGGCTACACCTCGTACCATTGGGTTCTGCGTCTTGATAAGACCCATATCCCGACAGAAGCCTGCCACTAACTCAGCAGCCTGCTTAAGCTCACCTACATTAGCGAGTATACGAGCTGCGTTACGCAGAGGTTCAGGGGCCTTGGAATTAAACAGCTGTGCTGCTACCTCCCAGTTCTCCTTCCCACCCACAATATCGTAGGCTTCCTGCACTGCCTTGGTGGCTTGACCAACCTGGTCTTCCAGGTACGCCTTAGCCAACAGCTCTGCATAAGCAGCGTGCTCGCCGAAACGTTCCTTAATGAAGGCCGTATCGATTAGGTTAGGGTCCTGATATTCCAGGGCCTTACCAAGTGCCCGCACCATATCAGAGTCAGTTAACCCAGACACTTTCTGCAGCATGGCTACCCCGGCGTCAATAGTCGGATTGCCTGTCTGAGCCAGCTCCTGGGGCTGCCCCTTAGTGCTATCGCCACCCTTATCCAGGGCCGCTTTTAGGGCTTCGATATCCAGAGGAATCTTAGCAGGGTCAGGGGAATCTTTGCCCTGTTGCTGCTGGGTAGGGGTCTGTGCATCCTGTACGCCTTGATTGTTCGGGGCGTTAAGGGGGGCACCTAGGCCCGGAATCTTAGGGCCGCCTTGGTTCTCTACCTGTGTAGTTTCTACGTTCTGACCGTTTTCTACGTTATCCATCTATGCCTCTGTTGTTAACTTGGTAATAAGCCCAGTTGCTTACCTGCTACTGTCGGGTCTGCTGCGGTCAAGCCCTGGAGTTGGTCCTGTGCTAGACCTGCGGACGTATCGGCAGACGCATCCTGAACCTGTTGCTTCTGCTGCAGCTGCTCTTCGGTGTACATGAACGGCTCACTAACGATACCGTAGGCGTCGAAGTACCAGTCTACGCACGCATCTTTGTTGAAGCGCGGAGTAATCTGCTCAAGCACTGGGATAGCCAGCTGCATGGACTGTGCCGCCTCTAACAGCTTATCAGCCGCAGCGGCTTTAGCCAGTGCAGAAGTACCCACCGTAACGTTGATGCTCACTACACCTTCGCTGAGGTACAGCTTAAAGCGAGGATACACCAGTGCAGTGTACAGGTACGCCAGCTTACGCAGCCAGGTGTCGCTCAGGATACTGAACCCGCCACCCATAGCAGCTTCCGCCTCTTTGGCATTCTGGCGAATCTCGTAGGCCGTGACACGCTCACCCTGCCGGGAGTTGCCCGTGTACATGAACGCACGTGACAGTTTCTGTTCGAGCATCTGAATGTTGCTGGCAATCCACTGAATCTTCTGGGCAGAGCCGCCCTCATAAGCAGTGACAGGAGACTTAGTGTTTCCGTTGGAACCGCCTCCACCCACCTGTACAGCCTCACCAACCTCAGCCGTAGAGAACTCGTCCACATCCAGGCCGGAGCTAGTATCTACTAGTGGAATTAACCTAGAGGATTCGACCTCGTAGTTGGTTAATGCTTCCGACAGTACCGATAATCTGGCAAAGTCTCCCGCGTAGTCCTCTACCAAGCCGCGCCCATAGTGCTCACCACTAACAAGGTTCCACACCAGCACGTTGTAAGGGAGTTCCAGCTCCGGATAGGTGCTGCTATCCCCGATACGGTGTCCGTCTGCTTCTTGGTACACCTCGTAGCTTACTACCTCTACGCCTTCCTCTGTCCGCCTAACTTTGCGACAAGCGGCAGTGTAGATATCAACGTCGCCGTATGGGTCTTTGTCACGGTAGAAGGTGCCGCGGAAATCTTCTGGCAGATCCTGGACGCTTGCGCGCTCTCTGATAATGAGTCGCAGGACGTTCCCGCTGCCATCCCTTCGAACGGTAAAGTTACGGACTGAGTAGACGATGGATTTACCTGTCCGCTCATCAATATACTCCAACGCGTTACCTGTAACCAGCAGCAGCTTCACAGCCTGCAACTTCGCAGCATAACCGTCTTTCTCAAATACTTTCTGTGACGCTGTGTTCTCGACCTCAGCCAGCTTAGATTCTGCTGTAGCTGCACTGCCAAGCGAACTAATGAACTCGTCCAGGTCCGAACTCTTGGAGAACCGGAAGAAGCTAGTGCCTTGTGGGAACAGGGCCCCTACAATCTTAGTGGCTGCAGTGTTGACCAGCTGCGCCCCGGTGCTCTGGTAGTCACGCTCCAGCGGCCTGCGTCTACCGTCCAGGGAATCGTCCCGGGTAAAGATAGTGCTGAGCGTCCACTGCGCGAACTTCTCAGAGGCATCCAAGACGCCTGCATCCTGGTCCTTCTTAAAGAGTTCTGCTAATGTTGCTTTTTGTTCCAAGCTACCCCCCCTTACAGGCCCAGAGGATTGCTCTGCCCTGCTTGTCGCCGTTTCTTCTGCTCAGACGTAATTGCATCTGCAGATGCAGAGGCAGCCCCTGCGGGGTCAATCTCAGCAATGTTATCTGCGGCGCTATTAGCCTCTAGGGCAGCCTGTTGTTTCGCTGCGCTGGCCTGTTGCTCTGCCAAGCGCTGCTGCGCCTCTAATCCTGCGTTGTCAGTAAGGCCGAGCATATCCGTGGCCTTGCCTAACAGTTTACCTAAACCACCACTCATTCTGACCTCACTAAATGATAAGTTGTTTTGTACGTGTTACTAGACGTGCTCCGGCTAATGGCAATACGCCCAGCGCGCATGCACTTGGCTATTGCGTGCAGCCCCTGCATAATCACAGTCACTGCCGCACCGTTGTTCGGTTTCAATACGAAGAAGTCCGTATACAGCACAGGCTCTACATAATGACAGTCCTCTACAGCTTTTGGATAGTAGCTGACAGCGCCGACTAAGCCACCTTGGGAGTCATAGACTCCTAGTATATACTGTTTACCTAGTATACTTTCCATTACTCTACAGTAGTGCTGTTCTGGAGTCAGGCCCCGACTAATGCCGTGGCCCAGTTCGTGCAGTTGCTCCACTGCGTCTGCAACCTCATCAAACCTATGCAGAACCTTGAGAGTGTAATCGGAAGTTTTACTAGTGTGTTTTAACTTCATTCCTACTCCTGTAACATTAAATTTTTAGCAGAAGAAGAACGGGGATTCCAGCACTTGCCGGATGTCCAGAGTACCCACCTCAGGCATATCCAAGTCCGTCAAGTCCGCCCCAGCCGCAGCAGCAGCGCGAGTGATATCCCCCAGCAGGTCGTGCTCTTCGTAGAGGCGCACAAACTGTTCGCGGATGTGTCGGTGCATAGCATCAACATCGGCTGCGTGAGTAGCCAGGGAGTCGTGAATAGGCACGATGTCCAGCCCCTCCGCAGCGCAGAGCACCATCATCAAGTGCGTACTATCCAGGCTATGCACAAAGTTTGGGGCAATCCCGGAGGCTGCCTTGCGCTTGTTGCAGGTCTTAAAATCCCGGTTGTGTACCAGCACTGCTGACAGGTTCATACAGTCAATACGTACGCGCACTTCTTCACGCTGCGTGTAGCGGTTCATTACTAGTCCGCCCAGCGGCGTATACCACTGCAGGTGCTGGCTTGCCGGTACACGTCTAGCGAGGTTCTGCAAATACCCCATAACTGCCGCAGCAGCTGGGTTTGCCTCCTCGATAGCAGTACGCATACGCGGAGCCAGATAGCACGACAAGTTCCACAGGCTGTTAGTCTCGGTACCCTCGTACCCCTCGGCGCAAGCACCTTCGAAGATGTAGTCACTGCAGCTGCGCACCGTAGCGCTGTAGAAATAGGTCATACTAGGGCGCTTGGTCATGCTGCGGGTGATTTCGTTCTCTCTCCAGTACGTGCTCTGGATAACGAAATCCTCCTTGTCCAAGTCCAGTATCACCTTCTCGTCCGTACGGCGCTTAACGTCCATATACAGGTCCGCTTTCTTGTCGTTACCCTCCCAGTATAGGTTCGTCAGACGACCGCCCACAGGGTCTCTCAGGAGCGCTGAGAGGTGTTGCCCACCTGAGTTTGTAGCGTCCATAGCGACTGGGATTCGACTAATATATTCTTCTGGGCATCCAGAACGAATCGCATTAACCAGGTCGATAGCAGCCGCCAAGAAACACCATGGGGAGTCCGCCTGGGCAAAATCAGAGCAGTTAAAAGGGTCGCTTGTACACTGTTCAATCTCCGTAAAGTTAGCATCAACCCAAGCTGCACGGTCTTCGAATAAGGTTTTGTCATAACCAAAGCAAGTGGCGACGTGAACTTTAAGCCAGAACAGCCCGCGTTCTCCCAGAGGCTTACCACGTCCGAATTCAAGGAGGGCTTTCTGCAAATCAGAACCTTGGGGGTGCAGCGAGGACTTGAAGTACAAGCGGTAACGCCAGTCCACACAAGTCGGGAAGTACAGGGCTTTCTCATCTTTGAATTCCTCTGCCATTTCTAACGTAGTCAGAAGGCTGCGCAGTTGCGACACACGCTTACGGTCGGCGCTATACCATAGCGACATACGCGTCTTCCACTCACCGAAGCGGTCCAGTTCTTCTTCGGTGTAGTTCTCTTTTGGTACGCCATCCAAGTACCACCCCGGTTTCGGCTCCGGCACTGAGCGAGGCATACCCACACCAATACCCAGGGCCCGTGCTTCTTGCACCAGTTCCAGTATACACTTATTAATACGGTACGGGGTTTCCTGCGCCTTATTAAGCGCCTTCTTGATGCCGTCCGCGGACTTGAATGCTTCCGCTACTTCACGCAGCCTGGCGCGGTCGATGTGCGAGTTGTGGTACGTACCGCGGTTGTCTATTGGAGTAAGATACCCGCCGTCCCACACAGTGGTGTGCTGCACCGGGGGGACCAGCATAGGGGGCTTCATCGTTACAGTATCGGCAGATTCCACTAACTGCTGGAATGCTTCCATAACGTCGTCTGCGGGGTAGAGCATGCTCAGGTTCCCGCTACCTGTCTTCCACTGGAACAGGCCCGTCTCAAACACCGCGGCACACAGCAGTCGCCCTACGGAGATGTTCTGGGCATTGGTCCAAGGCTCGTGCCCATAGTGCACGTTCTCGGCACTGGCACGTAGCGTACGCAGGATGTGCGTAGGGGATTTCGTACGGCGCTCTGTGAGGTACTCATACACACGGTCCATGTACGCAGGGGCTACGTTGCGTAACTGCAGAGCCAGTAGCTCTGACTGTACGTTCCGGCCCAGCGCGGACATTACCGCCTGCGCAGTCTGGCGGCGACTAGCGGACTCGCCAGGGGCGACGCTGAACGCCTCAAACATTGTGCACAGGCTCAGGGTGGTCAGGACATCCAAGGGGACTAGGCGCAGGAACCGGCGGTACTTACCACCTATGCCCGGGGCTTTGACATTTCGCATCTCCTCGATAGCGGCAGCAGCCACCTCATATGCCGAGGTGAGCATACGCTGCGTCATCGGCAGGTTCATAATCCCGCCGTTCTGCAGTGCATCCGTAATTAGCTTACGTGCCCGCTCGATTCCGCGAATCTTATAGGTCTCTTCAAGCTCCAACTGGCGTTTCACCAGTGCTTCCTCTGGGTTCTGTACGTATGTTAGCATTGTCAAGACCTCTTATTTCTTTGCACTGCCGTGGTTCTCGTGGAATCCATATACGATTTCTGCCGCCTTACGAGCCGCTACGGCGGCCTCGAAGTCGGAGAAGTAGCCAAGGCTCTTGTACTTACCGTCAACCTTAATACCGGCGCGCCATTTCCCAGTACCCTTATACCAATATACCCCAGTAGCACCACTATTATTATTACCCTGTCGCGTCCGGTTCCTACTGTTGTCTTCCCTACTCACCAATCGCAAATTCTCGATACGGTTATCCGTACGCACTTGGTTAATATGGTCAATCTGCATACCTTTGATAATTGGGCCGCAGTGCATTTCCCATACGATTCTATGTACGTAGAAGTTCTTGCCACAAACCCTAACTTGTAAGTACCCACAACCACTTATACCGCCCGCTGCAGACCCAACTTTAATACAGTTACTGGCGCGTACCTTCCAGTATAACACACCATCTCGATACTCAAATAGGCGCTTAAACTCATCCACATCCGCCTGCGTACTAATCTTCGCATGCACCAATCTATTAACCTCTTGTGATATTTATCATCATACTATTGATTGCGACTAACCCAGAGATTATACATCTCCAGGTAGTTTTTAGCGGAGCGTTCGTCGCCCCGTTCTACTGCTTTCTGCCACATCCAGTGGCACCACTCACTTGGCCGCACTATCCATCTGCTCCAGTTCTAGAATAAATAACGCACAGCAAGCGGCGTGCGCCAGGTGCGGCAACCCACTCTCCGAGTCCAGCGTTTCTCCCAGAGCGTGTGCTGTTAGGTGCCGCAGTAGTGCGGCCTTGTATCGGGACTTACCTTCGGCTACCGTGTGCCAACTGTGTGCCGCATACTTCTGGGCCCCGAAGGTCAGCACATCACTGATACGCAGCAACGCATTCGGGCACCCGTCCAGTAGCAAGTCCATTCGAGGTTTGCCTGCGTCATACTTCATGCCTGTACCTACTGCACTCATGCTAATTCCTCCACCCCGTGGGATTTTAAGTCTGTTCGATGTGCTGCTGCACCATAGTCGCATACAGCGTAAGTGGTAATACCCAGTCCGCGGAAATGCTCAATCACTGCGGGACTGTCATCCCAAGCCGCCACAATGTTTTCCAACCCTACTTGGTTGCGCAGGAACTCCTCTTTGATAATGATATCCTTTCGGTTGTCGCTGTGCGGCCGCATAACCAGCTCTGAGTACATAACGAAGTTCCGCTCCAGCCAGGCCTCTGTTTCCGCTCTTACTATATCCGAGCGCCCCGTCAAGATAATAACCCGCAACCCTGCTCGCACCATGATGTTGCACACCTCAATAGTGCTATGGATAGGACTGTCATCCTTAGAGGCCCGGTTGAATTCATTCCAGCTGTCGGTCAGATGCAAATCCACAGTAGGTAGCAAGTGCAAGCGGTGTGCACCATCAGCCAGCGTACCGTCCAAATCAAAGATTACTGCCTTCACTTAATAGTCTCCCGTGCTTTGCGTCGTGCCCGGGCCTTGCGGGCCCTGAGCTTCTGTGCCTGTGCCAATTCTTCCGGCGTCTTGTGCGTATAGTATAGCATATCAGTAGGTTCGCGGTCTAAGTAATCGGCGACCCTACGTAGAGATTCAGCAATAGCCCCAGAAGATTGCATGCTACCAACAATCCAGCGCCCAGCGGCAGATGCCACTTTGCCTTCCCCTCCATTGCACGAGCGATGGAGGGCACCCCGAATACGCCCAGTAATATGATCGTGGTCAACGACAACAGAATCACCAGTTACCCCCTTGATTGTGAAGTCCAAAGGTTTGCCACAAAGGGGGCAGATACCTCCCTGGTCTTTGGCAAGCTTAATAGCCACGGAGCGAATCTGTGCCCGTGTAATCTTTCTTAGGGCCATACCTCAATCTCCCCAACTACATCCAGCATAGCATTGTCGTGAATGATAGAATCCAAATGCTCAACCGTTCTTCGATGTGTTTTGGGTGCTCGTTCACGCAGCGCATCCAGAATAGTTTCAAGTTCATCGTGTTTCCCCTCGTAGTATAACTCAATCGCCCGCAGGCTCATTTCCTTCGCAGACATCTTCGCCATTGTCTGGGTGCTCCTGTATCCACTGTATATGCTGTTTATGGTACTCGTGCAGCGAATGCACCCAGTCACGTAGACTGGGAGTAGTCAACAGTGACATCAGATACTGATAGGCAGAATCTGATTGGGAGCGTCTCAGCCACAGGCATTCTGCCTCTGCGAGTACGTCTTGGTTGTTTCGAGCATAGGCCGCTACAACGAATTCTGCGGCGTCCTGCTCCGAGGTAATAGGGTAGATAGCATCAAAGGCCGTTCGCTTCCCACAGAGCTTCCCATCAAGCAATGTGATGCCTTTGACGTTATCTGCGTCATCTCCTGCTAGCATTTGCCACCAGAAGAACTTAGTGCCATGCGCTCGTACCGGCATAGCCTGGGTATCATCCCACTTAATCCAGCCGAATGGGTTATCCAAGGCAGGCCACACGGTTCCGGTAGGGATATCGAACCGAGCCATAGGGCTGAGCCAAGAATCCTTGTCCTGTGACATCAGGATTCCCCGGCCCCCGAAGCTGTACGAATCCATTACAAATAGGTCGTCGGCCTCGAAGTAGTCACTGCTGACCACCTGGATGCCCTGCTCAGAATACTGGTCTGGATTTTCAATTAGGTGCCGCTTCAACGGTGCCTTGAGTGGCAGCTCCTGTCGATTAGCGCGCTGCCCCTGGTACGGCTTAGCCGTAGGCAGGTGCCAGCGCAGGCACTTAGCACAGCCAGCGGGCGTCAGGTACGCCACTGCTTCTGAGCAACCTACCAGGAACATGTCCTCAAGCACCAGCTGATAGAAGCGGCGGATTGCAGTGTCCAAACGTTTTACTGTAGCGGCGGCTTTGTAAACTGCAAAATCCGCATCGTACAGCAGAATCTTCCCAGAGTTCTGCGGAGCCAACTGCTCCCCGAGCTGGGACAAGTCAACCCCATTGATAATCATTAGCGCCCCGTAATGTAGCGGGCCTTCTTGTCGGCCCAGTTAACCCAACGCTCTGCCCACTTTGCCTTGCTCAGCTTATCGCCGAGATAACACAGCCCCGCCAGGGGAATCAGTGGGAGAATCAAAGCTACGTAAATTGCGCGAGATACGTACAGCATCATTAAATCTCCAGTCTAGCTACTGATTTAGCTGCCAACTTCACCTGCTTGCGGGTAGGTTTAGCGGCCCAGCGCACCACATACATGGTGTCAGGGTCGTCCTCCCGGATAAAGGTTACGTACCAGCGGTTGCAGGCATGTTCAGCATAAGGTGCCATAAAGCTGTGTCTAGGTGCAGACGCCTTTACACGCACGTGCATGCTCAAGCCTCCAGTTCAGACAGCACCAGCACGGTGCCGAGCATGTCCCCGATTACTTCCGGAGTACGCAGACTCTGGTCTGCATCGTAAATACAGGAACCAATCTCAGCCAGCCCGATGCTGAGGGTACCTACAACGCGGATAAGCACTAGGTCATCACCACGTAACTTATCTGCATGTGCCGCCAGGTCATTGTGCTCTTTGAAGGCTGTAGCAGCCAGCTCCAGGTCCATGCCGTATAGGGCCGCCAGCTTGTCCAGTTTGTCATATACATCATCTAGGCGGTGGATGCGCACCCCATATACCGCAGCATCATACACTACGGCACTGACTGCGATAGCCAGATTCTTGTATGCGTTCAGTACTTGGTCCATTAATCAAATCCTTTCAGTTTGTGTTTTGAAATGAAATTGTGGGCTTTGGTCTCAGTGGCCGTAGCCTCCGCGCCCAGGGCGTATGCACGGCGTCGGGACTTGGCGCACTGGCGAGTCAGGTGATACCGGTGTGCACTAATCTCATTACCCAGAAGGCTCACCCTGTGTGCGTGAGAATTAGCTGCCCAGTGCCAGTCGTTTGCTCGCTTCTGCAAACGCTGTGCACGCAGTAGCAGAAACACAGCGTACTGTTCTTTGACCCATGTGATTATTCGCATTTAGACCCCCCAGAAAGTTAGCTACTTCATCGCGCTTAGCACGCAGGTTATCAGCATGACAAGCGTGCTCCGCTGCCAATTCTTTGCTGTGCTTGGAGGCCTATACGCGCGCCTCGGATTGAGCGGCCAGACGCACTGCGTCGTCTGCGAACTTAACTGCCAACTGCTCGTTAAACTGTGCTTTGGCATCGGCGCGTTTAGCTTCGGCTGTGTAGGCTGCGCTCAGTAGTTTGATGAGAATGTTGATGATGTTCATAGGCTTCCCCTAAGGCCCCATGCGGGGCCGTATTAGTTTAGGTTAGGGTTGATTAGGCTTGAGGTGCGGCAGGCGCTGCTGGCGCTACAGGGGCCGCAGGGGCCACTGGCGCAGCCGGGGCCGCCGGTGCTTGCGGTGCAGCTGGGGCAGCAGGAGCAGCCGGTGCCTGCATAGCTGCCGGACTCGGAACAGAGCCAGCGTTCAGCATAATATCCAGAGCACTGCCCGGGAAGTCTACGGCCTTGTACATATCCTCCTGAATCCAGTTCTTGCTCTTACCGTCGTCGAAGGTGCCTTCGATGTGCAGGCTATCCCAGGTCTCTTTGGTTGGGTTGTTCCACAGGAACAGCTTAATCTCAGAGGCATCCAGGGCTGGCATCTTGATAGGCTCGCCTGTGTTCGGGTCGAACTTAGGAATCGGGCGGATACCGGACAGGTCCACGATGTTGGACTTCTTACCCGCGGCGCTGGTGTGCTCGTCAATTGGGAAGGTGAAGGCCTGACCCAGACGCTGTGCTGCATGCTTAATGCTATTGTCGTAGTTGAGCTTGTCGAAGAACTTCTTGAAGCCTGCTCGCTCAAAGTTACTGATAGCCATCGGGTACGGGCGGATACGCTTCACTTCGCCGTTGGGGCCAAACACTACAATGCCGATACGTACGTTAGCCACTGCAGGCTTACCGGTAGGCTTACCGCCCTTGGTCGGCAGGCGCTTACCGATTTCCACGTACTCGGTGAAGTAGCCGTAGTACTCACCCTTCGGCAGCAGCACATCCTCGTACGCGCCGCCCTGTGAGGTTTCAGTCATGTCAACATCCTGCGTTTCAATCGCAGCAGCTACCAGGGAGTTCAGAGTGTCAAGTGCATTCATAGTCATATAATTACGTCCTCGTTTAGTTTAAATGATATTTACGTGCAGATGCAGGGCTTATCGTGAGGCGGTTTTGATGGCCGCCACCAAGAACACCAGAACTACGCCAACTACAATAGGTCCCCAGAACGGGAGCAGCACCCACAGCCAGGACCAAGCGATAACGCCAGTCAGTTTCAGGGTTACAAAGATAAGGCCCAGTACAGAACAGATTCCCATTTTCATCATCACCTCGATATTATTTAGAACGACCAACCCAACGACCATCGTCGTCGAGCAGCATCGGAATTAACTGCGGGCAACCCTCGGTGATTACCATCACACCCAGGATTGGTTTCTTGCGGGTGAGCCTGCCATAGGCAAAGGCCATGCTCTTGCGGTCAATCAAGCACCCTGCATACGCACCAAAGTACAGCGCCGTGCTGCTAGCCGCATACTGAACCTCGAAGCGCCCATGCTCGTGCCCCAGCACCAGAGAGGTGCGCTCATGGGATGCATTGAGCATGAAATCACCGCTGACTTGATGTTGGAAACGGACAGGCCCCAGTGGTGTATTGAGAACCCAAGCATCGGCCCACGACCATGCCGGAGCACCATGCTCAGGGAATAAGATGTCCCGGTACTTCTTGATAAATTGCACTGGCAAACCGTGAGCTTTAGCGCGGCGATATACGAGTGAGCCGTGATTGGAATCGCAAACCAGTAGGTTCGGGAACAGTTCATGCAGCTCCTCCAGTACGAGCTTAGCTTTCTCCAGCTCCACACCGGCACTATCCAGGTTCGGGTCGGAGTCGTGGAAACTGATTGCGTGCCCATCAGTTTCGTCACCTACCTGCACAACCATGTCCGGACAGTAGGCGTCACGTACGCTCTCAAGGAACGGCATGGCGTCTACGTGAGTATATGGGGCGTGCAAGTCTCCTACCACCAGGATGCGGTGACACATATCCGGCACCTTTGTATTCCCGATATCGTCCGTTGGGCTTGGTTGGATTAGCTTACGTGCCTCCTGCAGCCCGCGGTTGGCACTGGCCTTGCTGCCCTTGTTATCCATGAAGATGCTGCGCCAGTAGCGTACAAGCTGGCGAGACACGATTACGTCCCCCTTGCGAAATTTGTTATTGTACGCAATAGCTGCATCAGTGTTATTGAGGAAACTGCCAAGAATTTGTTGGTGCTCTTCTTTGGTCCACAGTTTGATTAGACTTACTTTAGCCAAGGTTGCCTCTCTTGTGTTGTTCCTACTCGTATCACATTAATTCTCTGCGAATCACAGAATCAAGCCAGAGTCAACAAATAATTTTATTTAATTATTTAGTTGACCCTAGTGTATTTCCATGATACCCTAACACCCTACACCACCCAAGGGTACACCTACCACTACTCCACGATAAGTTTGTACTCCCCTGGGAAGAAGGTAACACCATCCCCAGGTTCTTCTGAGCCATTCGTAGGGTCTATCAGTTCTACCTCCCAAGTTTCTTTACAGTAAGAGATAACCCGGTGCTGTGAACCGGGTGTGAAGTACTTCCGTAACTCTGGACCAAGTGGCTCAGGCCCAAGTTCCAGTAATTCCACAATGCTGCCTGGTTTAATATTCATTCTACCTTCTCCTTACTGTACATGCTCGTACCCATTTCAGCCTCCGCCGGGAACGGGACCTCACCAATGATGCCGTAGTTAGGCCAGAGATGGTGGATACGCTTAGGTGCATCCTCCATGCACTGCTTAACCAGCAGGCTCGCCTCACGTCCAACCTCTGGGTTGGCGCTGTCCAGGTATAATGCATCGTGTACGTTCGTAATCAGGCACACCTGATTGTCGAACCAGTCACGGGCCAATAGTGCACGCAGAACCATACCAGCCGCCACCGCCATCAGGAAGAACGCTTCCCCCTGGCACCAGTAGTTCGCCATCTCAGTTTCCTTGTAGTCCATTACCTTCTGCTTACGCTGCCCAGGCACAACTTCCTTCCACTGCTCTTTCTGACGGAAGCTGTAGCGGGCACCAGCAGGGCTGGTCCACGTCCCGATGCGGTAGATGCGGTAACTGCCATCGTCAGCTTGCTCCCGGTACATGCGACCCTCCGCACCGGTACGCTCTACCTCTTCCTTGACAATAGCGCGGAAGCCTATGGTTGTTGGGAACATACGCTCTTCGTTATCTAGGAACTCTTGTGCGAATTCCACTGTACAACCCGCGGCGAAGGCTACACCCCTTGCGGAAGCCCCATACTGCGCAGCAAAGCTAGGGGTCTTGATATGCGAACGCTTTGTCTTCCACGTACTATAGTCTTGGTAAGTCTTATCGTGACAGCGGTAGTACACCTCGTCGTAATCCAATCCTTCACGGAAAGCTAGGCGGTAACAGTGCATATCCGTACCACTCTGCAGCAGTCCCAGCAGTTTCTTGTCACCCGTGTGTACACAGGACATAACCACTTCCAGTGCCGAGTAGTCAACCTCAGTGATACGTCCGTTGTCCCCGAATCTACTGGTGAATACCTGCTTCACCTTGGATTTAGCCACTCCGTCGCCATCCTCATCCGGGCGGGGTAGGTTCTGCAGGTTCGGGTTAGAGCTACTCAAGCGCCCGGTTACGGTGGCGCAAGTATTCAGCCGGTGGTGTATGATACCGGAACCATCTGGGCGCTCAGGGATTACGTACTGCAGCATACCCTTCCGCTCTTTGACCTTACCTTCTGCGTCCAGGACCTCTCTCAAATAGTAAGTGCCGGTGTCCTTCTCCAGCGCCGCCAGCTCATTCACCAACTTACAGAACTCGAACCCTTGGCGAGCCAGCGCCTCCATTGCATCAGTGCTGGTGCTGTATACTGGCGTACCGTCCTGCATGGTGCGCGCCTGTCGGAACTCTCCGCGCTCTGCATACTTCTCCCGTATAACTTCCGGCAGCTTCTGTATGTTCACTAGGCCCGGGCAGAAGTAAAGGTCATCTTCCCACTTTAGCTTCTCCTTTTTGGTGTCTAGGCGGAATACTTTGGGTAGCCCCTTGTTCTTACCCGCACGATATGTCACTACACGCCACCATCCGCCTTCCGTTTGAAGTTCTTGCATGTGCGTGTCGTGTACAGGTATATAGGTGTGCGCACCCTCTCCGTCCTCGTACTTATAGAAGTCGGCCTTGACGTACTGCGGCGGGTCATATGGCACCTTCTTGCGGTACTTGATAGGCCCGCCGTACACCAGTGCTGACATATGGAAGTCCGACCCGAAGTTGAAATCTAGCGTCTCTGGTAAGTCCTTCGGGATGTACTGCTGCAGTTCCTGCTTAATCTCACGGATGCGCTGCTCCTGCTCCTCCTGGTTCTTGCGTGCAATTGGCATATTCACGAACAGGCCGAACCACTCGCAGTACGCCCAAGCTAGCAAGGCATCCATACGTTCCCACACGTATTGCATCTGATTGCGCTGGGCGAACGTAGCGCACTGGCCGTAGAAGCACAGGGCCGTGTTCGGGATGTCCCCGTTAACCAGGTAGTCATGCAGCAGTATCGGGTCGATCTGGGAGGTTAACACACCCTGCTCCCATAGAATCTTAACCCCGTCTACTTTGTGCGTACCACCGTACTTAGGAGCCGTCTCGTCCAGAGACGGATACATGCTCTGAAAGTCCGAGGCGATGTATTCCCCGTGCATTGTGCAGAACACCCTGCCACCGCGCTTGAGGAAGGCCTCAAACTGCTGCCGCTGGTACGTGAGAAACCAAGAAATCTCATAGGCTGCGTTGTGCGCAACAATAAGCCAGCAATCCTCGGGGATATGAAACCACCGGCAGCCTTCTGCTGCACTGTTTCCCGCCAAGAAATCAGCTCTTGAATTGAAGCGCACCGATTGAGTCGCGCCAACAGTGGTAGTACCGTCAGCCTGTGTCGTGTCGATACGCCATGCGGACTCAACAACATAGTTGTCAGGGCAGTATGGGCTTGCTTTAGAGCCGTAATATTCATGGTTCTCCGTCTCCAGGTCAATGTGCATTATACTGGTTGTCATTTCCACTTAGCCCTCCGAGCTTTATTGATAGCTAGATGCACAATCAGCTGGCTGCTGTCCAGCGCGAATCGTTTACGGAAAGTACCTGCATACGCAGCGTACGCCTTGATTACCTCTTCGTCGAGGTAGTTAATGTCTGACGGTTTAAGCATAGTAGCCTCCTAGTGTACCTACATAGCGCCCTCAGAGAAGGCGCTAGGGAAGTCACCGGTTAATCTGGCCCTCGTCAAAGCGGCAACGACCCGGCTCGAATCCCACCTCGAATTGCAGTAGCGACTCTTTACCAGACAATGCCATCTTGTTCTTCGGAGTACTGATACCACGGACGTTTTGCATGTGCGGTTGCTCGTTTCTGTCCAAGCACCCCATCATAATAGCTAAGTCCAAGGCACCTTGTACGCCAATCTTGCTCTGCTTCATAGCGGTGAGCGGCGGGAACAGCATGTTATAACCTTCGAGTGAAAGCTGCATAGTGCCTACTATAGCGCAGTCATTCTCGCACCCAAGGATACGCAGCTCCTGCCATTTCGCTTCGAGGTTCTGGTGCTCGGTCTCCATAGTGCCGCCACGGATGTTCGCCACCATGTCGATGATGATTACCGCGGGGCGCATCTCCTCCATGAGCGTAGATATCTGGGCCATCGTCAAGGAGTGCGCAGCCTTAACACGAATCCGGTCAGCCCTGCCTACTTTCTTGAGGTAGGCTGGCACGAACTCTTGCTTACTGTGCCTGTCCTTAATCTCAGCCAGAGTCCAGTGCAGCGCCGCTTGATATACCCGTGGCACTGTACGCGTCGCCGGACCTTCGTTAACAAGCCAGAGGATAGGGCGGTCCCCATACACTTCCGGCTGCTGCTGCATTTGCTCAGCAAAATCCACAGCAATAGCAGCAAGCAGACTAGTTTTACCAGAGTCCACAGGAGCAGCCACTGCGATACAGTCCCCGCCACGTAGACCTCGGATGTTGCTAGCGAGTTGCTCGAACACGCCCAGTTTAAGACCGCCGCTCTCGTCAGTCGCGGCAAGTATTTCGTCAACACTACCGCTCTCCCATTCAAGCAGCGAATCATGAACAGCAGCGCCGTCCCCGTACTTGCGCTGGAGGTGCTTCATTTCCAGCAGGTAATCAATCTCCTCGCCGTCTTGGTAGCGCTGTGTCAGGGCTGCTACCTCCCCGCTGTAGGCCAGCTCATTCAGGGTCTGGACAATCCCCACCACAGAATCCTGCGGCACGGCTTGTACTTCCCGCATAAGCTCGTCCATGATTACCCGCTCTTCCCGGGATAAGTGTCCGGCCCGTAGGTTGAGCATGCTCTGCATCGCGTCCCACTGCACCTCCTGGTGCTCCGGGTACGTGTTCCAGTACAACCCCACCCAGTCCAGGAGGTTCGACGTATCCGGCGCAAGCATCGACTTAGGAATCTGCTCTCGCAGTCGGTTCCAAACCTTCTGCGTGCACATTGCCTTAACAACTATTAGGTCCAATTATAGCCTCCAGAATCTCTTTGATTTCTGCATCCTTCGGGTCCGCAGCGAAGTAATGCTCACGACACTGCATGAACGGACGCAGTGCGCGGCGCGCCGCCGCTACCCCAGCGTGCCCTGCCGGGTCATTGTCCAGCATCAGAATTACTTCCGGGCGATTCTGAATCAGCCAAGCCCTCAGCGGCGTGGGCAAGCGTGTACCCAGCATAGCTATAGCCTGCACGTTCAACGCACTGTAGCTCGTAACTGCGTGCTGTATCTTCCGGGCTGATAGATAATCCTCGGTGAGCACGACCTTTAGAGGTGCGGCCGCAGCTACATCCGGTGCTACGGCAGGTGCCGC